CCGTTTTATTTAATTGTAGTCTTGTTGCGTTGTTTGTCCCATCGGGAGAAATTGCATAGTTACTCGTTTGACTTTGCCCAACTCCATCACCCGATAAAGTCCAAAAATTAAATGCATTTGAGTAGGGAATCAAGTTTGTTCGCTGCGGTTCTAAAAGCAATTTACCGCATCCGCCGCCAGTATAGTCTATACGAGGAACGTTTAAGCGGTCTGTGGTTGGGAAATAAGGTTTAGCGGTTGAGCCGATGTTTAGTTGAAAACCATAAATATAAAAATCACCCGAAGAACTTGTACTTGCTGCACGAGCAGATGACAAAGAATTTACCGCCCATATATAAACATCTTGCCCCGTTGAAGTATTATATGTGAATGTACAACGATACCACCCCCCAATTACGGATTCAATAGTAGCATCTATTGTTGAACCAAAACTTGAAAAAGTACCATTAACAAGGTCAAAATTAGCATAATGAGAAGCATCACTACCGACAAGCAATTGAACAAATTGATGAGTCCCTGACTTCAAATAAACGCTTTGCGTATAAACTCCGCTTTGGGATATTGGTTGAGTAATGAATTTAGAAGCCGTTCCTGAATTTAAAGTAAGGGTGTAAGCATTTACTGCACCATTTAATGGGTTAGCAATAGTATTTGCCGTTCTTGACAACCCCGATGGAATCCAAGTGGTGTTAAACGTATTAGATTGCTGAACCAAATTATACGGCACTTGCTCAATCAACCCATCAGCATTCACCCTTGTAGCTGAACTTGCTCTTGTGAAGGTCAAATCGCCACTTCCATCAGTTGGTTTTAAACTATATATTTTATCCTCTTTGTAGCCCGAAGGGTAATATATTAGGCTTGCGTCATCGTATGTACTCATAGTATTGTATTTAAAAAGGTTATCGCACAAGTATTGTTTTCTACAACACCACTATCTGTTAAAACTCTTGTTTTGTAGGCACTAAAAATAGCAGTAGATAAGCTACCGCCTAATAGTGTAGTGCCGTATTGGTAGCCGTATCCGTACATTATGCAAACACCGCTATAACTGAGCCGCTTGTCATATTCACTCTTTTGATAAACGAACCGCCTTTTGGAGCGATAATTACGCCCGCAGATAAAGTAGCTCCGCTTATATTGCTTTGAGTTATAATATTTACATCCGCTTGGTCTGTAAGGTTAGCAAAGACCGCAGCCTCGTTAACTACTAAGTAGGCTACTTGTTGGGCAGCCGTGAAAGTAACGTCTCCGCTTACGTAGTATTGTCCGTTTCTACTGATTTGTAATTCTTGTGTAGTCATTATATTTATATATTTTTTAAGTTGGTATCGTGCATCGAGCGTATCCGTAAGAAGTAGATAAAGAAAGGTTTACCGCAGCTCCCGAATAAAGGCTATCAAATCGCTCTGTAAAAGGTTGTATAGACCAAGTCTTATTAAGGACTAAGTTAAGGTCTTTATCCGCCCACTCCGCTTTATTGTAGTTCTCGAATATGCTCATCATATCTAAGGCTATTAGGCTACACTCGTTTTGAACGCTAACCTCGTTAGTTGCGGTGTTAATCTCCGTAACATTATCGCATAAAAATACATCTAAGGAGTAGTCTATACCGTTAAAGCCATTAGGGGCTATATTAGTAACCTCATAAATTAGGTAAACTCCCGTTACGTCCTTAGTCAAATCCACATCCCAAATATTACCCTTTAAAACGGTGTTTATTTGCAGATGCTCGGAGGCTATGCCCTCCATAATTGACTCGATATTTTTTATCGTTAGGCTCTTCATAGAATAAACTGCGAACGCCATTGAGTATCCATTTCGGGTCTTACTACATCGTCTCCGCTTGGAGGTGTTTTATACAATAGGTAACTATCCTCGTTAGCTTTTAGGTATAATTTGAGTTTACGTCTGTAAAAGTCTGCGTTATCCTTAAAGATATTTTTAGCAGTTACAAGCTCTTGCTGACTTAAGCTACTAAAGTTGTCTCCTGAGTGAGTACCCGCTCCTTTATTGGTTAGCTTATACGTACCTATGCGAGTGTATTTATGGCATACCTCCCACTTTAAAGCATCTCGTAAATATTCCTTTATTAATATCTCGTTTAGAGCTGATACGGTGTTAGTGCGAATTTGAGTTTGTACCTCATCAAATAAAGCACTACCTAAAATAGGTCTTACAAAGGTATTTTGTATGCTATCTATTAGCGGCTTTAAGTATCCGTCGTCAACGTTATAATTTAAAACGGTATTCTCTTTTACAAAAGCTGGGCTTACTATTAATATCATTTTTTTCTTACTATTACTTGCTTCCAGATGTGACGGCAATAAGGTATACTTGTATCGGTCTCGGGTTTACGATACCAGCCTCCTCGAGCTAACCAAACGTCTGTTACGTCTGTAATGCTGCTTGTCTTCATATCGTTGCGTAAAAGCTCTATTTCTGCTTTAGAGTAAAGCTTTCTTTTACTCATCATTTTACGGCAAAAATCTCGAGACTCACCTTTTAAAGCTGGAGCGTCACTTCTAAGCGTATACTTATACTTAACCTCTGTTTGTGGTACGTCTATTACCTCGGCTACTTTCCTACCCGTAGGCGTTAAGTTTATAGCCTCTCCAGTTATCTCTATTAATTTAGAGTCTTTTAGTATTCCTATTGAAGTAATTAACTCGGGGAACGTAAGCTCTAAGGCACTACTTATTCCGCTTGCTTGTATTAACGGGTTTGTTAAAATAGCTTTTAAAACTCTTTGTATTATACCTTGCCCAGTAGTAGCAAACTCCATCGGGCTACCGTCTGAGTCGAAGTGAATATCGAAAGTTCCTATCTCCTCGTAGTCGTCCTCGCTTACTCCTATGTTATCAAATAAGTGGCTTATATCACTATCGTCTGCAAAGTGAGAACATAAAGCTACGGGAGCAACGGGAGCAGCTACCTCTTCAACTAATTCTAAGCCCGTTTGTTGGTTTATTAGGTCTCGTATCTCAGCTCTTGTAAGGTTAGCTAAAATAATGTCAGAGGTAAGGTCTACGGTGTCTATTGGTTTAAGAGGTATTATCTCTATATCCGTTTTTTGTATCTCGTAAAAAGCTAATTTCTTTATAGTTCTAAGTAAGGTATTTTGTCTCTCAGCTATATACGTATTGGTAAATATCTCGTAAGCCAGGTCAAGCTCGTTTCTTGCTCCTAATTGCCCAGCCTCTTTTACTCCAAATAATATAGGGTTTGTAACGCGATGTCCGATAAAGATAGACTCCTTTACTCTATTTGACATTTCTAAATATCGTTCGTGCAAGTCGTTACCATTTAGGTTACTTATCTCGCTTCCGTTCTCTTTAGAAGGTGCGAATAGGTGTACTATTTTAGTTCCAGTAGCTTTACCGAATTTCTCTTGGAAAGTCTCTTCAAATTCTTTAGCCTCTGCCTGGGTTTCGGGTACTCCGTTGTTATGCTGAATAAGCGTACCGCCTACAAAGCCATTTTTAACCTCGTTGAGCCAGTAATCGCCTATTTGTACGTCTGTTTTTATCTCAGCAAGTGAGCCAACGTATACGGGTAAAGGGTAATATTTAAGGTTTGGTCTGTAGTCTACGTGATATATAACGCCTCTCTTTTGCTCTTGGTCTTTAGGGTTGTACCTATCTAAGTACTGAATTTTAGGTTTACCGTTTCTTAAGCCTTTATCGGTTATCCATTCGTCCGAATATTGCAAGCCTCCGTCTAAACCTACGCGGATATTAGCGAAGTCTATATGGTGATATTGATTTCCTACACCAGTTTTTATTACTTCAATAGCGTAACCATTAAAAAGCTCATAATCTAAAGAGATTCTCTTAAGTAATGAAGTCCAATCCTCGTCTATATTAGCAAAACTAAGCCATTTTTTAGTAGCTAAGTCCTCAGAATACAAGCCATTGCCCACCGTATAGCCTACCTTACCGTTAATTATAGCATTATGGGTGCTGCTATCGTTATACAAATCAATCAGCTCGAAAGGGTAGATATTATCTACACCAAAATAAACGATATTTTGATTTTTTTTCTCTAAGAATTTAGGTATCTCAGCCGACGCAAACTCGGTTA